TTAGAAGATAAGTAGTAGGGTATATGAATGTATATGAATATACCTACTACATATAAGGAGAAAAATTATGGAGTATTCAATAGAAGAAAGAATACAGATGGCTATCATGTTAGCCATCGCAGAGGAAGAACCTAAACTTAAAGAAGGACAAACTCTTAGAGTTGAGGTGACACGTGAGGCAGAAGGTATGCGAGTACATGCATACCCTGTGGATAAAATAACAGGTGAACCTGTTGATAATAAGGAGAGTGGTGATGCTTAACATCATAATAATAGTGGCAACTGCTATGGGATTAGTTGCATTTGGTGGTCTAGGTTATACGTATGGTTTACATATTGCGTATGATGTAGGGGGGGTTGATGTGTATATCCTCTTTGCATCAGGTGTTGGTGTTGGTGTATGTATACTAGGCTTGTGGAATAGTGTGGTTGTAGAATGTTTAAACAGAACTAAACCAAGTAACCGCAGAAAATACAGGAGGTTTGCATGAGTGAGGAATTTGAAACTGACTTAGGTGAACGTGAAGATCATAAGAAAATATATGAGCAAGCGGTACAGAATCTGTACAACGCAAAAGATTTGCTTGCCTGTCTACCTGATTGGTATTCACACAATGGATACATACAGATTGGTATACTCATAAACGCAGTAGATCAAGCAATCAATGCAACAGAGGCTTATGGTGATAGGTTCTTGGAGGATGTGTAAACGTAATGTTAAATTACGTTGACATGTTGGTAACTATAACTAAAATAATATCAAGGAGATATTAACATGAATAAAAAAGATAAAGAAATCTTAAACAAGATTGCCGAGACTGTACGTGGTGAAGGTGATGACTTAGAGGAGTGTATTGAAACATACGAAAGGATATGGGGGTATACGAATACCTTTGTAAACATGGTAGGTCACGAAGAGTTATTCCAACGTGATGGCTCATCACCTGTGAACATGTGGTATGACATGCTTACTGCGTTTCTTTGCAACATGATGTTGCGTACAGAAAAAGATTTTGTGAAAGACATGCTTGCCGATGTAAGTGAGAGGCTTGATTGGTATGAGGAATGGAATCAGCACAGGATTGATACAGAGCAGATGGTCAAGATGACTGATGAAGAAGTCGATGAAGGTTTCAATGCTCAAGCTGAGCGAATTATTAACGAAGAAATATTGCACTAGGGGGTGACAATGACTGATACATATAATGTGATGCACATATTTGATGTGCCTAATGATGAGGGTGAGTTCTTTGAAATAGTAGAGTACGATGAAAAGCCGGACTTGGAAACGATGCAGTCGTGGACTAAGAGTGGAATGATTGAGGTCATTACTGTCATGCATGATGACAAGGAATGTCATGCGATCATAGACGAAGAAGGTAAGTTTGATAACTCAAACGTAATCAATCAGATGGCTTCTACTAAATGGTACACATGGCTCATGGATACAGGACGTACTGCGTTTGGTGACATGATTGTTGGCAAGTGTAGTGTATTAATTAATTACGAATTGGAGTAAGTATGGAAAATGAAAACATCCCTGATGGGGAACTAACAATGACTGTTAGATTCAAGAACGATGGCGACATCTTATTGACTGCGAGAGATAGTTTAAACGATGAGACACTTGTGTTCCGCAAAGAACCTAACCTAGCGTTGCATAACATGGTGATGGATATGTTACGGAAGATGGGTGTGCAATTACTGGAGAGAAACAATGAATCTTAAAGATGCTGAGAAGGTGTGGCGAGACAGTTGCCCTGATGAGGTCGATGGAGTTGTGGGCAAACGTAAGATGCCCAAGCGATGGTTGTTAAAACTAAAATTAAATAAAAAAAATAAGGAGAAAAAGTAATGGGTGCAGATGTATATTTAGAGAAGGCATACGATAAAAAGTTTGCAGATAAAAAAGAAACGCTTGAGGGTTTTGCACACGATGCAAATCACGATGAACTAACAGAGGCACAAAAGAAACACATGATGGATGTGTATGACGACCTGTATAAACAGGGTGATGTGTATTACAGGGACTCGTACAACTCAGGTAGCGTACTGTGGGCGATGAACCTGTCGTGGTGGGAAGATGTCTTGCCTATGTGTGATGACGATGGGTACTTAGATGCTGATGGTATACGTAAATTCTTAGACGTAGTTGAGGATGCACCTTTGCATGTCAGTCAGGGATTCCAAGACAACATGCCTAGCGAGTGGACGTATGACGATGCTATGAAGTACCTACAAGGTGAGGCAGACTTACTTATATCTTTCTTACAGAAAGCTTTGGATACTAACGATAGATTGTCATGCAGTCTGTAAAGAAAACCACGTGGCACATTAAGCCACATAAAGTTAACATAGACTTTACAACTCCCGAACAGAACCAGATGCGGGAGAAGCGTTTAAACAATGCAAATGAATGGCTTCACAAATCCTTACAGACTGACTGTTTGTGGGGGATTGTGATAGCTAAACAAGTTTATGATGCTATAAATAACAAGGAAAACAAATGTTAAAGATTGAAGAATATGGTTGTGACACACAAGCAGATTTGTTTAGAAGAATATTTCCACCACGTCTAATTGAAAAAGAATACTTTGGCGAGGTTGGAAAGGTAGACAAAGAAGGCAATCATTTTATTGGAGAAAGATGTTGGAGGCATCAGCAGTAATGAATAAAGAAAAAATAAAAGAACAGTTAGCGGACATATCAGAGTTAATGTTGTATGTAGATAAGCCTTATAGGATTGAGGCACTACATGCTTTGTACAGAGAGGTAGAGCCTATAAACTTTTGGACTATGTTCCATCAGTATTGGAACTCAGTTGAGAATCCATCTGACTTCATGCCTTTAATCAATGACATGTTTGAGTATGACGATTGGGGTTTTAACTATGACATGTTACAAAGCGAGCATCGTTTAGGCACACTTGAGCCTGACGACAAGGCTTTCTTTCTTAGTTTGCCTGATGAATTTGCAGTATTCAGAGGGTGTCATAGCTTTAATGAACAAGGGTGTTCATGGACTACCGATAGAAAAGTAGCTGAGAAGTTTGCGTTACGTATGGCTATAGATAACGAGTACATACTCTTGCAAGGCATGGTACGCAAGACAGATATCATCTGTGCTTATGACAATAGGAAAGAAAAAGAAATTGTTGTGCTACCCAAGAAGGTAATCATCGTGGGTAGAGAACGTGCTAATGACCCTATACTTAGGGGTGAAGAGTTCAAGAAGTTCAGCGACACATCAAATGTGTATCACATGGTACAGACAGGTAGGTATAGGCAGTTGCAAAGCGATGAGGACTTGCGGTCTTTGGCTGAAAGCCATTGGATATTTGACATAGAGAGTAAAGGTTTAAACACAGTACGAAAATACGTCTTGTGGTTTGAGGATTTAGTTGGTCTTATAGCAAAGCATAATCTTGATACGTTTGCACCTAGTTGGTTTGCACATGCACATGACAGGTATATAACAGGCAAAGACATACTTGAAGGTGACCCGCGTGGTGTTGTCAAACAAGCAGAAAAATTAATAAAAGCAAAAGAAAAGCTACACGAAATGAATGGAACTAAGCCGGCTACCAACGCTGAGTTAGATGACATCATAGACAACGCAATGCGACAAGCAGAGGAGAATGATGCCAAGAAGAAATAAGTCTCCCTATTGGCTTGAGCAAGCCATAGATTTACGCAAGAGAGGTGACTCTTTAACAGAGATATCCAACATAATCTTGCAACCAGTCTCAACAATAAGATATCAACTCAATCTTAATCTTACACAGGATGAGTATGATGCATTATGTCAACCATCTAATCCGCCTGAGAGTGCAGAGCGTACCGCAAGGATACGTGAACTGCATGAGGAGGGCATGAATGGCAATCAGATTGCCAATCTTGTAGGTGTGTCAAGGCAGTATGTGTACAAACTCATTCGTATGTGGAGAGAGCAAGAGGATGCTGACTTAGATCGTATCGTAGAGAAAACTAACTTATCATTAACAATAAACGAATGGAGGAAAACAAAGATATGTTAAGTAAAATAAAATCGTGGTTCAAGTATTGGATTGTAGATAAGCCTGAACCTAAAGAAGAAGTAGAAGTATCTGTAGAAGATACCGCAGAGTCAGAGGGTAAAGCTATCTATAGTGGTAGTGTTACCGCAGAAAGCGGTAGCGTTTCAGCAACTGCTACACCTACGAGGGTAAGAAATAAAGCCGGTAAGTTTGTAGCCGATGACCCTAGTACACCTGATGTAAACGAGGCGTGGGTAGGTGGTAAAGCACCGGCTAAAAAATCTAAGAAGAAAAAATCTAAATAGTTGGATAGCCGAAGGCTTTGGAGTATCGTCCACTAACAGGGTCATACTCCAAGTCTACCTGACCTAGACTACCTGACTGTTTAAACCTCATCTTCTTTGTGTGTATCCGCACATCCCTACTTCCCTGTGTGAAGTCTCTTTCAACTATCAATATCACATCAGCTTTGTTTGCAAAGTTTGCACTACCGGCAATGTCATAGGGTTCTACTAAAGGGAACTCACCATCAGCAGACCTACGCATCTTAGCCGGATGCGCTACGAAGAACACATGCACACCATACGTGAGCGCAAACCTTTTTATCTTGGACATCATCTGACTGACGTATTCTGTCTCAGTCATGCCTTGTGGTCGTTGATGATCGAACTCGTTATAGGGGTCAAAGATTACTGCGTTGACACCATACCTCAATACTGCGCTGATGCTTGCCTCCAAGCACCAATCTATCGTAGGTGATTCGTCCTCTGATCTTATGAAGAAGAAGTGTTGTGCCAACCAATCGTAAGCATCTAGCAACTCTTCCTCATCCATCTTAGGAGTAGCACCATCCCTTGTAGGTTTACCTACTTTCTTTTCTGCAAGCTTGTTTAGAT